AATATGTTCCCCAACCATAACCTGCAGATTGAAATGTTGGACCAACAACTACATATGGATTAATTTCCGCAGCTCCAGTTCCAGAAGTTGTACCTGCTGAATTAGATGGCATAGTAATTTCAAATGTATTTGTAGTTGAATTTAGTACTTCAAAAGTATTGTCTGTAAAATCTGTTGTTGCATACCCTGATCCAGTTGGAACCGTAACACTAGAAAAGGTTACGTATCGTCCATCCGATAAACCATGAGCATTTTTGTTTACGGTAACGGTTGGTGAACCGGTTGTTGCATCAAAGTCAGCTCCAGTGATTGCTGTATCTAAAGGTGTGATGTCATAAAAGTCTTCACCATAATATAAAAACAAACCTTGTGAGGTACCAATTGCAGTATACTTTTCACCCGCTAAAGAAGTCCATGCATGCTGTGCTCTAGCAACCCCTGGTAAAGTTAAATTTTCAATAGTAAGCTGATTCCAGCCACCTATTTTTTCAGGTAGTCCATATCGAAATCGAACAAAATCACCATCGACCCATTGAGACTCGGCTCCGGAATCGGTGACCATCTTGTTAAAACCGGGCTTGAAATTTAGTTTTTGTAGCATATAACCTACTATATAATACTTATGAATATAATGAAAGCGAGAATAATCTGGTTTCCCGAACGTCTATCATACATAGATTTTGACTCATTACAAGATAAAATAGACTGGGATCAGGAGCATTTAGAGACTGTTCGTAAATACATGAAAGAAGATGGATTACTATTTCCTGCTGTATTTAAGGATGATGAAATTCACTGTGGTCATTATAGATTTAGAGTGGCAAAAGAAATGGGTTATGATGGTATTGAAGCTTATAAAGTCAATACTTATAAAGAAGTTCTACAATTGACTAATTTTAGTGAATTGTGTTATAAGCACTATAAAGAATATAAAGAAAAAAACTATATATGATAAAAATAATAAATAATTTTTTTGATGATGAACAATATAAAAAAGTTATGCATCACATTAAAAATAATATATATTTTACTCCAAGGTATTTTTATGCAAAAGAAAAAACAAAAGAAAATTATTACGGTGAAAGATTTACTTTAAATTTAGACAAAAATCTTTTAAATACATTTATTTCGCAAAGTGAAAAAAAATTCAATTTTAAAATTAAAAAAGTAACTAATGATTGTGGAATTGATTTAAGAAACTTAGATCATTTTAAACCTCATACAGATAGTAATGAACCAATGGCATCTAAATTAAATGTTTTAATAATGTTAGACGGGCCAATAGGCGTTTCGACTGGAACAGTTTTTTACACTGACAATGAATTGGATACTCATATTGGTTTTAGACCAAATAGAGCCATCTTATTTCCTTCTGATCATATGCATAGCCCACATAAATGTGAATTAAAAGGTATTAGAAGATATACTGCATCTTTGTTTATTAAAGAATATGAAAACTATGTATGAATCATTAACAGAAGCTATTAAATTTCATTCTGTAAATCAAACTAATTGGATTGGTGAAGCATTAGCAGAATATAAACATAATATTTTTGAAATTATAAAAAATAATAATGTTAAAACCATTTTAGATTATGGTTGTGGAAAAGCAAAATTTCATTCTATTTTATTTAATAATAGAAAAGTTCCGGGTTCTCCAATGGGTGTTAATATAACTCCATATGATCCTGCGGTTGCAAAATTTTCAAATAAACCAACTGGTCAGTATGATTTAGTTTTATGTATTGATGTCATGGAACATGTTCAAGAAGATAAGGTTGATGAAGTACTAAAAGATATATTTACATATAGTAATAAAGTATTTTTAACTATTACTTGTTATTCAGCTAAACAAATTTTAACTAATGGAAAAAATGCACATTATACTATTAAAGATCCAAATTGGTGGAAGGAAAAATTAAAACCTTATGACGGTAGCTATACTGTAATATTTCAAACAAAACCCAATAGAGGTGGTGATGTAGTTAATAAAGAGGAGTGGAAACCTAATAAAACTACAATAAAAAAATTAGAAAAAAATGACAAAACATTAGATGAAACACAGAAAGAAAAAGCAGAATTATTAAATGATTAATTTTATAGAAAAAAATAATAAACTAAATTTAAATCTAAATAGTTTAAATGTTACCTATCCTAGAACAGTAAATATAATATTTGGAAACTATCCATATCCAGAAAAAATTCATAATTTTATAGTAGAAATAAAAAATAATTTAGATCCTAAATTAAAAAATATTACTAATGTAAAAGGAAACATGACAGATTGGTATTATTTTTTAAAAAACGAAAATTTTAGTCACCTAATAACTTATTTAATAAACAAATATCAGATAAGTCACCCAGAAATTTTTCAATATTTTTTTGAAAAACTACAAGTAACAAATGCTTGGGGAAATGAAATAAAAACAGGAGATTCATTAAATTTTCATACCCATAATTGTTATCATGGGATTTTGTATTTAACAGAAGGATGTGAATTAGAATTACCGGAATTAAATATTAAAATAAACCCCAATCCAGGAGATTATTATTTATTACCTCCTTTTGTTTTACATGGTTTTAATAAATCCTTACAAGAAAAAAATAGATATAGTTTAATTTTTAATATTCATGAAAAAAATAGTAAATTTAATTTTTTAGAAAAATATGAAAGAAAAAATAGTTAATATAAATAATTTTATCGGTGTATATGATAATTACATTACAAAAGAAGAATGTAATAGTGGTATTAATTTTTATGAAAAACAAAATAAATTTAATAATACAATTAATAGAATTGGATTTGAAAAAGCATCTATATTAGATAAACAAGATCAACAATTTTTTGTAGGAAGTAATAATATAGATGTTTGGTGGGAATCTTTAAAACCAATGATATTAAACTTTGATTTAGCGTGGAAACATTACATTAAAAATACAGGAGCTAAAGATGCTTATGGACAAGATTTTTTTTATACTGGTTTAAAAATTCAAAAAACATTGCCCACTGAAGGGTATCATGTTTGGCATGTTGAACACGGCAAGGGTTTTGAAAACGAACCTAGAGCTTTTGTTTTTTCAATATATTTAAATGATGTCGATGAAGGAGGAGAAACAGAGTTCTTACATTTTTCAAAAAGAGTACAACCTAAAACAGGAAGAATAGTTATCTGGCCTGCAGGATTTCCATATTTACATAGAGGCAATCCACCTTTGTCTGGTGAAAAATATATTTTAACTTCTTGGATGATGCTTAGATAATGGATCATAGAGAATCAATTGTTGAATTAAAAAACATAGTTAGTTCAAAATTTATTAAAAAAATAATTCCTTTAATAAAGCATAAAGCTAAAAAAAATTTAACTATTGCAGAGGGTTTAAATAAAAATGTAAGAAATGTTAAAGGATATCATTTAAACTTTAATAGTCCAACAAATTTATTTTATTGGAACTATATAAAAAATGAAATAGAAAGACTTTATACTTTTTATAAAGTAAAGTTTCCTAAAATGAACAGTATAAAAATTAATCAAATAGATTTATTAAAATATACACTTGGTGGAAAGTATGAAGTACATACAGATTATGGTTTAAATGTGCCATCTAGACATTTAAGTATTATTATGAATTTAAATAATGATTATGAAGGCGGTGATTTAATTTTTACAGATCAAAAAGAAAATGAAATTAAAAGATTAAAATTAGATAAGGGATCAATTGTATTTTTTCCAAGTAATTTTATGTACCCACATAGTATTCAACCTATTACAAAAGGAACAAGGTATAGTATAGTCGCATGGCTGCAGTAAATTATAAATTAATTAAAAACTTTTTTTCAAAAGAAGAGTTAAAAGTATATCAAAAGTACTGTTACAATAGATTAGATGAAAATAAAAATTATAAATTAGATGATAAATTTTTTTCGCCTGGATGGTATAACGATTTTTTAATGAACGCTTTGTTAGATACTAAACTACCTTTGGTTGAATCAAAATCTAACTTAAAATTATTTCCAACGTATGCATATTGGAGATATTACGTATTTGGTGGAACATTAAAAAAACATACAGATAGACCTGCATGTGAAATAAGTATTACTGCATGTATAAAAAAATATGATAACTGGCCTATTGTTGTCGAAGGAACATCTTTTAACCTTGATGAAGGTGATGCAGTTTTATATGCGGGATGTGATCAAAAACATTGGAGACCTGGAACATATAAAGGTGAAGGAATGGCTCAAGTTTTTTTACACTATGTAAATAAAAATGGTCCTTTTACTCATCATGCTTATGATGAATTTTTAAAAACTACTGGTATGAAATTTACTGAAAAAGATAAAGAAATTATTCAGAAGAATAAGAAGTAGGTCTAACACCTAATCTAGTATTTTTTTCGGTTTCAGTTTCACCTTCAACATTATCATTATCCCAATCATATTGTAATTGAGTTAAATGAGATGCATCCCATTTATTAGAAAATTGGCTAATATCTCCAATGTTTGCATCAGCATATGACGAATGTGGAGTTTGATCTCTATACTCTACTTCATCTGTAGTAATAGAATTTCCATATTGAATAGCCCAAATATTTGAAAACTTAGCTTGATTCCAAAAATCTTCATAATCAGGTCCATAAAATGTATATCCAGCGCCTTCATCAGCACCTTCTGCGTAATTTTTAATTATCATTTTATCATCAAATACTACTGTCCATTTTGCATTCGTCGTCATTATTTCTCCTAAGTTTTAATAATATAAATTATTGTTAAATATGGTTGAACAACTGAAGTTGCATCACCTGAAAAAGTTGCACTCATGTTGTGAGAATGCCCTTGTCCAGAACCTTGTGAATAGAAATTTAAACTAGCTCGCTGAGCAGAAGAACTAGGTTGATGAACTTGTTGTCCAAATGGAGGAGTACCTCCAACTCCTTTTACATGATAGTGATTTGCAAGTTGTCCTGTTGTTAAAGTTGCATTCGCTGTTGAACCACCGACGTTTCCAGTTGAACTTACAGTGTTTGCTCCACCAGTTGAAGCTAAGTTTTTAGTCCCTGATTTTCCAACTGCTACGTTATCTTGTAAGTCCGGTAAATCAAAAGTTGTTGAACCATCACCTGATCCATAAGTTGTACCAATAATTGCAAATAAATCTGCATATGTTGATCTTGAAACTGCAGCACCATTACATTCTAAAAAACCAGATGGTACAGATGAATCTGACCACGGCACAATTGTTGCTGTTGGGATACCTTCAATACCTGTAAGGTTAGCTCCATCAAAATCGTATTTAGTTGCTTCGTAATTTGCCATATTCTATTTCTCCCTATAAGTCCAACCTGTTGTAGCGTCTCCAGAATATACTAAACTGAAA